TGCACGCATAAGTCTTGGATTTCCATGTTCTGTGTAGTGTTGGACACCGCGTTCACCGAAATCAATAGCTCTTTTATTTGGGAGTGTCACCCTAAGTTTGTGTGTGATGGATGGACTCGGTTGTAATACGACGTGCATTAATAGAATATAAGGAAAAAAATACATCATTATTCATGCTTGAATATACAACGAATGATGGCACAGTTATTCGCGTCGGACAAAATGCAAAGGATAACGACAATCTCACTGTGTTTAGTAGTCCCCGATACTGGTGGATGCATGTAGCGGGATACTCGGGTGCTCATGTAGTCGTGTGTCACACCGGAGAACTTTCGAGAGAAACAAAACGAGATGCGATGGTTCTCGCTGTTCATCACAGTAACGTACCGGATACGAAAATGTCTTGTGTCGATATGGTCCGAGTGGAACAGACNATATGGACGAGACAAGCGGGGAAGGTCAAACTACAAGGTGAAGTTATGGAACTTACTATTTTTATGCGACGGGAAAAGGACCGTTTGGAAAGGATCTTAAAAACGAGACGATCTATCTAGATATATGAACCACCAAGATTGGAATCCTGTCGTCATTCATGGAAAGGCTGCACCCTCTAATCAGAGTCCACCACAACCACACCGTGAAGTGACGAAAGATCAAAAGTTGGATCGCGAAGAGTTGGGAACACATAAGAAGGTTTCACTTTCGATGGCGAAGATGATTCAACAGGGACGTATTGCTAAAGGTTTCAAAACACAAAAAGATTTAGCAAACGCGGTGGGTGTGAATGCGAGTATTATTAACTCGTACGAATCGGGTAGAGCTATTCCGGATCCGACGATTCTTCAAAAGTTGCGGAGAGTTTTGGGTGTCAAGTTAAAAAATTAATGTACGATTACAATAATGAAGGTTCTGCCTCTTGGAATTTTCTATGTGATTGTACTCCACAAACTTACACATCTGGGTAAGAAGAAAAAGAAGAAGATTTTATGGATTTAGAGTAAATCGGTATACAGACCTGCTATGTAGTAAACCTCATTGAACCCCAAACCAATGAGCTTTTCTGCCGCGAATCGGGCACGTTGCCCCGTATTACAATACACGAGGAGACCCTTTTTGGGGAGACTTTTTGTCGTCTTTTTATTTATTTTGTTGACTGGGATGTGAACTGCGCCAGGATAGTGCCCGAGACGCCATTCCATGTCGGTGCGAACGTCGATAACGCGTTTTATTTTTCCGCTTTTGATACGATTTTTTGCCTGTCTCGCGGTTAGAAGTTGACCGCCCGTGTACGTATACATAGTCAGAAGACCTAAACCTCCAAGTAGAAGATACGGTATCATGTACTGTAACTGGACATTTAAAAAGTTCTACTGGTTGAATCAAAAATAGGGAAAACATGTAATTCATGTAGTTGAAACACACTTAGGTATAAAGATTACAAACATATTGATATCAGAAATGAGCAAGAAAACAACCGATGTGTCCACTCGTCTCACTCCTGATCAGTTTGCTAAGCGTTCAATGGATGCTCGCGTGACCGCCATGAACAAAGCACTCGAAGGTGAAAAGGTTCGCTACACGTCTACGAATGATATGGATACGTTTAAAACTTTTTTGGAGGGGCGTCTGGATCTTTGGAGTTCCTTAAAGTCTGGATCACTCGAGAATACACGTCTTAAGAAGGGGTGGACAAACAGGTATTTTGAACGAATGTATGATAAGACGAAAGAGATTCTAGCATAACTTGAATCGAGCGCTAATCTTTCGCGCCTCTTCCCACCTTCCAGACTGTTGAATAAGGAGAATCGTATTTGGTTTCATTCTTGACAGTGAAAATCCCTCCCTTAACCTTTTAAATGCATAATTTACCGTCTTATTATCTATACCGGTGCGGCGAACTTTGTACTGTCTCGTTTCATTTTCCGCCGCNACGACACGTGTCTCCGCTTGTTTCAGTTTCTCCTGGAGACTGGAAATGAATAACTTTTGTTTTTTCAATTTCAGGTCATCACCTCTGTTCTGGAGCCTGTCCTCCAGTTCTGCGATGATTACCTTCTGCTTTTTGATTTTTGCATTTTTCTTCTTGACGACTCGGTCTATTTCTGGTCCGAGATCGATAACGAACTTGGATGCTTTACGGGGTCGTGAGGAAGATTTAACCATTTTTACATAATTTTTTAGTGGACTGCGATTTACTTAGTTACCGAAAGCGACACCACCCATACCATTCTTGATACGAAGAATGTTATAGTTGACCGCATACACGCGGACGATGTTTCCGACACGCGTACCACCGTTGAGGGACAACTTGGCGTTGTCGATACGGGAAAAGTTTAACGTACCAGTGGGTTGAGACTTGTTCATGGTGATGCAGAAGGGCCATGTGAACGTAGATACGGTACTCAAAGCATCTTGGGGAAGAATAGAACAGTGCATCTCGGGGACGACGTTGTGATGGAACGTCGCAGACATGTCCTCGAAAAGTGGCGTACCGTTAATGTACATGGTCGCCGTATCGAACGTCCAGTTGGTGGACCACTTGTTTGTATCCGCTTCAGATGACACGACGTGTACAGCCTTAACTGGGTGGTTGAAATACGTGAGATCAACTTCGGTATCGGTCGCGGACATGAGCTGGTGCTGGGTTTGNGTGAACAGAATTTCGTGTTCGGTGTTGGTGAAGAATTCACGTTCGGCTGTGTCGAGGTACACATAGGTGCCATACACCTTGACGCCACTGGGCGAGAAGGTACCGTTACGGCACTTGACACGAATTTCAACATCGTGATACTGAAGACCGACGAGGGGGAGAGACTTGGTCCAGTCATCACTGAAGAAGAAGGGGAGAATGTAATGGTTGGCGAAATTCGCGGAACCGAGTGCATTCTGGGGAACCTCGTCGAGGGTCACGGCGCATGTCGCCTTCGCTTGCGTATCCTTGTATAGAAGATTGTGGACACCCTGAATGTAGAGGGAATCAATCTGGGCAACCTTTTGACCACCGATCCAAAGTTGGAATTCGGTGGTGGTGGAATCATCCTTATCGAAGAAACCAGAGTTCGAGTTACCGACACCACCGATATCATCAGCCTCGATCCATACGTAGCTCAAAAGATCACCTTTCGACTTGATAGGAATGGTGACCTCATTACCACTGGCAAAAGTACCGATGTAATCGAGACGTTCGGGCTTGATCGCGAAATTGGTGTAGCGCTTGTAGTTCTGACGGAAAAAGCTCACTTCGGGCTGACCGGTGATGTATACATCCTGGGCACCGACCGAGACGAGGTCAATTAAAGCAGCAGACATTTATTAGTAAACGATATTAAAATTTTAGCTCGAATCATTTATAGCGAATATGGGTGTAGAGTTTCAGGCACTCACATGGGAAACGGTCGACACAGATGACGAACATCTCGTGAGTATCTTTGGAAAGACGGAAGGTGGTAAATCTATCTGTGTGACGACGGCATTTACTCCTTACTTTTTCATCAAATTGCCTGAACGTGTTACACAACAGACTATTCAAGAAATCTATATGGTTCTTGACAAAAAATGCCCCGAATGTCTCGTATCCTATTCGATCATGAAATCGAAAGATGTATGGGGATTTCAAAATAACAAGGAGTTTGCGTACATGAAACTTGATTTCAAAAATTTAAAAAGTCGTCGTCGTGTTGATTATACATTGAAAAGTGCGATTCAGATGTCGCATGGTATGGAGCGGTTCAAAGTGTTTGAATCGAACATCGATCCCGTACTCCGTCTGATGCATCGAACGGGTATCCAGTCGACTGGTTGGCTCAACTCGGGTGACTCGTGTGTACGAACCCATCTGGCGAAAGTTGACATCGACCTTTTCTGTAACGACTGGAGAACACTTAAACCAGTCTCACGCGATGATATCGCCCCATTCGTCGTTGCATCGTTTGATATCGAGTGTAATAGTTCGACTGGTAAGTTTCCAGATCCAAATGTGAGGGGTGATGCCTGTTTTCAGATTGCTATTTCGTTGTGTACATTTGGAAATGACGAACCTTATGACAAAACATGTCTCTGCTACAAAAAGACGGATCCGAAAATTGATGGATCAAATATTATCAGTTTTGAAACCGAGCGAGAGATGCTTGAAGCGTTTCAAAAGTATCTACACGAAAAGGATGTTGACATCATGACTGGATGGAACATCTTTGGTTTCGATCTTGATTACATTTACACGAGAGCTTTCATGACCGGGTGTGATCCCGAATTTTTCAAACTTGGAAAATTAAAGAGTCAGGAATGTGAAATCTCAATCAAGAAGTTGAGCTCGAGTGCACTCGGTGACAATGTTCTGAAACTTCTTCCCATGTCCGGTCGGTTCGTATTCGATATGTTTCATGAAGTGAAGAAGGGGTACAAACTCGATTCATACAGTTTGAATAATGTTTCGAAACTGTATCTAGGCGATCAAAAGATTGACATGCCACCCAAAGAGATGTTTGCTCGTTATACAGAAGGTGATCCAGTAAAACTTCGAGAGGTTGCTGAGTATTGTATCAAGGATACGTTGTTGCCACACAAGTTGATGAAGAAGATGTGTATCCTACTCAATCTCTTGGAAATGGCAAAGGCGACGTGGGTGCCTATGTGCTTTCTCGTAGAAAGGGGTCAGCAAATCAAGGTATTCAGTCAACTCACGAAGAAGGCGCGTGAAATGGGATTCATGGTTCCAACGATTCGGTACGGACAGCTTCCCGAAGAACCATACGAAGGTGCCACTGTTCTGGAAGCACAAAAGGGTGCGTATTATACACCAATTACAGCACTGGATTTTGAAGCACTGTATCCCTCGATCATGATGGCACACAACCTGTGCTACTCTTCGTATGTCATGAACGAAAAGGATTATGGTAATATACCTGGTATCGAATACGAAA